TTTTTGCTAATCACAACGTAGGAACTGCTACAAATTATAGTAAAATAGCTATAAAGTTTAAACAAGATGATTTTGCTTTATGGGTAAATGGTGTTGAGGTAGCAACAGATACAAGTGGTAATGTTCCATCTTCACTTTCACAATTAGCTTTAGATTTTAATGGTGGTAATAATTTCGAGGGCAAAATAAAACAACTACAAGTCTACAAGACAGCACTAACAGATGCTCAATTAACTTCTTTAACTTCTTAATATGAACATATATAAATTACACTACGACACAAAAGCAACAGGAGATGCTGACTTACTATCTAAAGGTACTTATGAAGTAGTAACTGAAGAAGGAGTTACTCAAGACCTTTACATTAATGGTACACAAGCTATAGTCTATATAGGACAGATAGTAGAGATACCTGCAAAGTATGATAAAGATGGACACGAGATTACTCCTCCTGTTTATTTTGAAGGAGTATACTACGACTTAATGACTACAGAAGAATTTGACTTTGGAACTAATGAAATATTTCCAACAGATTGTGTACATTCTTTTGCAGGATATGAGAAGAATGCTGAGGGTACTGATATAGAACCTGAAGTAGAAATAGATCAAGAATAACATTTATTTAATTTTATTATATTTGCTTAATGAGTGAACAAGAAAGCAAAGAACTTGGTGGTCTTGCCAGAACAAAAAGAGGTAAAATTAATGAAGTATATAATAACACCCCAAAAGCTAATCTACCAAAAAAATCTCATGCTAGAGAGATGGCAAAGATTAGCAGGACTTCTGTAGCATATGCTTTAGAAGGACAGCCAGTAAAGATAAAGATGGCTTTAGACTTGTTGTTTGATGAAGACCCTAGAGCTTACATTGATGCTATAGCGAAACTGCTGAACTATGCAGTACCTAAACTTTCTTCTACAGAAATAAAACACGAAGGCGATAAGAAAATTGAAATCAAATTAGAAGATGGTGCTACTCTTGAAGATATTAAAAGACAACTCAAAGAAATAGAGCAAGATAGTGCTAGTGATATTGATTTTGAAGAAATAAATGAATAAAAAGCAAGAGCTTAAATATGCACTTAACAAAACTCTATGTGAGATGTCTTTCTATGAGTTTTTTAAACAAGCATGGCATATTGTAGAACCTGCTATAGAATTATCTAGTAATTGGCATCATAAATATATCTGCGATGCTCTGCAAGAAGAAGCAGAGAGGATAATTGCTAAGAAACCCAAAACTAAAGACATAATAATAAACGTACCCTTTCGTTCTACTAAATCACTTATTGTTACTGTAATGTTTCCAGTATGGTCATGGATAAAAGACCCTAAACTAAGATTTATAACCTCATCATATTCTGCTAACCTTTCTATAGAACTTGCTACTAAGAGTAGGGATATAATATTTAGTGAGTGGTTTAAGTCAAGGTGGGGAACAATATTTCATATTAAGAAAGACCAAAACCTAAAAGAAAGATACGAGAATAACCATATGGGTATGCGAAGAGCAACATCTGTTGGTGGTACTGTAACAGGACAAGGAGGAGATTTTCTTATTGTTGATGATCCACTATCACCACAAATGGCAAACTCAGCAACAGAGAGAGATAATGCTAATGAGTGGTATAGAACAACATTTTATTCAAGATTAAACAGTCCTAAAATTGGTGTAAGAATAATTATTATGCAAAGAGTACACGAAGATGATTTAAGTGGTTTTTTGCTTGATAGAGAAACAAGATTAAACTATAATCACATATGCATACCTGCAACTATAGATGGTGATGTAAAACCAAAGAAGCTAGAAAACTTTTACGATGACAATGGTTTATTTTGGGATGAAAGGTTTGGTCAAGATGTTTTAGATGACTATAAGAAAGCATTAGGTAGTTATGGCTATGCAGGTCAGCTTATGCAAACCCCAACACCCCTAGATAGTGGTATGATAAAACAAGAGTGGTTTAAGATAGATAAATATAGAGAAGATGGTGTAGTAAACTTTGTAATAGACCCTGCATATACTGCAAATCAAAAAAACGACCCTTCAGCACTACTAGCATACATATACAAAGATAATAAGTGGCAAATAGTAGATTGTACTAATGTTTACAAAGAATTTCCTGACTTAGTAAAATTTATACCACAATGGGTAACCAAAAATGGCTATACAAACAAGAGCAGAATATTTGTAGAACCAAAAGCATCAGGTAAGTCTATAGTACAAACACTAATTAGAGAAACTGGTTTAAATGTTAGAGAAGATAAACCACCAACTAAAGATAAGGTAGCAAGAGTAGCAGATATTTCTGCAACACTAGAATCAGGTAGAGTAGGACTGTTACAAGGTAAATGGAACAATGAATTTTTAGATCAATTGACTAAATTCCCATCTGCTAAACACGATGACATGGTAGACTGTCTTGTAATGGCTGTAAACAAAGAAATCTGGACAGGAAAAGGTAAAGTAGTATACTTTAGTTAAATTTTTCTGAAATTCTAAAAATTGTGTATCAATTTATGCACTTGTATGTAATTTTGCATAGATTTGAAGAAATTATAATAAAATAAGGTATGGAGTCTGAAAATAAGTACATAAATAAGGAACATGAAGCTATTGTGGAACAATATGTACTGTATTTAAAAAAGTTAGTTTATTTTGCTACTGAAGATGCAGGTAACATGAAATTTCAGGAATATGCAGAGATATTAGAGAGTGTGTTTATGTATTCTAATAATTTTTACGATACCATGACAAAAAAGAAGCATATGGTAGAAGAATTTATGTTTTTAATACCAAACATGGCTTTTTACCTTAGTGTAGGGTTTTTTACTGGATTGAAGAACAAAAACAATGCAAAAGATATAGAAATGTGCATTGATAGGTTAGCAAAGAAAACTGAGAACATAACTGGTGAGCTTACTGACATTCTGATTGACAATAAAGAGAAAATAGAAATAATAGAAGAACTAAACATAGAATCATGATAGAAATTCAAATCAAAGAAGAAAAATACGATATACCAACTGAGTGGAAAGATATTACACTTGAGTATTGGTGTGGACTATATAATATTATTAAAAAGTATACTGAAACTGCTGAAGAAGAAGAAAAAGAAGAAGTTGTAGAGCCAAAGCTAGATGAGGTTAAGGTTTTACGAATGAACAGAGAAATATTTAAGTATGTTACTGGTATAAACGATGCGATGCTAAATCAATTAGATTTAGAAAGTGTAAATACTGCTGTTGGAACTATAGGACAAATGATGGAGGAATATAAACCTCAAGGTATAGATAGATTTGAATTTGATGGTGATGTGTACTTTTTCCCAAAGGAATTTCTAAAAAGAAACACTTTTGGAGATTACATAGAGTCTACACAGTTAGATGCTACTATACAAATGATGAAGCATGGTAAATTTGATGTTTTACCAGAACAGATGGCGATATTATGCAGAAAGATAGATGAAGAATACGATGATGATATTATATCCTCAAAAAGTGATAAGTTTAAGCAATTGACTATGGACATCGTTTGGGAGTTCAGTTTTTTTTTGACTATGCAAAGCGTAAAATTAACAAGGACTTTCCAAATGTTTTTGGGGAAGGAAGGGGAAGAATTGGAACAGGCAAAGGAAGAGTTTCTACAGTTGGACTCTATACCAAGTTCATAAAACCATATGGTTGGCTAAATAGCTTATATATGGTTGCAGAGAAAGGTATTTTTAGAGTAGAGGGAATGAATGATGTAGATAGTGTAAAGAATACTAATCTATATAAAGTTTTAACATATTTGAGTTGGAATACAGCTAAGAATGATTACGAGATAGCAGTAAATGACAAGATTCACAACCCAAATAAAGTAATGTAATATATATATATGGCAATAACAAGATTAAAAGACATAGTAACAGTATTTGAAAACAAATGGACTTTCGGTGATAGTAAGTTTGGTTATGATGGTGAGGTAAACGAAGCACATAGCACACAATATCCTCTGTTACTAATTAACCCACCACTATCTACTATGCCAGAGATATATTCTGGTAGAGAAGAGTATGAGTTTGAAATAAACTTTTACAACCTATATCCACAAGCTGCACAGTCTGCAGTAACACTACAACACAGATGGGATAACCTACAAGATTTGGCTATGGAGTGGTTTGACATGGTTTTAAAAAACTATCAGGACAATGTAGTAGATGTATACCTAAATGATGAAAGTGTAGAGATAGAAAGAGTAAAAGAGGTTGCTAACGATAGATTAGTACAGATTAAGTTTACTTTTACTATGAGTGCATTTTCTAAATGTTTCAGACCAACTTCTACATACCCTTCTGACATTGCTAACTTAGTAGCATGGCTAAGAGCAGATAGTGGATTGACATTCGACATACCTACTAAAAAGATTTCTGCTTGGGCAGATCAATCAGGCAATACAAATAGTGTAGCACAAGCTACTAAATCTAAACAAGCATTAAGATATGGTTATGATGGTGCTAATGATAAGGCAAGAATAGAATTTAATGGCACCTCTAATTATTTTGTTTCAAATGGTGATAGTCCTATTGCTAGTACATTTACAATGTTTTTTGTAGCACAAAATACATTAAGCGCAGGTTATGAGGGTAAATACTTTAGTTATATAGATGGTAGCTCTATTTTAGAGTTTGGAAGCAAGAATGGCTTGTTTACTGGTAAATTTGCTGATGCAAGTGGTAATGGTGCTGAGTTGTCTTTAGCAAGTGCTGCAACAGGTAATTATCATATAGGAATGGCTAAACTTCATAACAAGAGATTATATTTAGAATATAACAATACACTAAGCAATTCTGTACAAGAAAGTGGTTATGACAACTCACATACTTTTAATAATGCAGACTACACGATAGGTTACAAGATTGGTGCAGCAGCTACAAACTATTTAAAAGGTAATTTACAAGAAGTGATTATCTACAATTCTGTTTTATCTGATGCTGAAATTGCTAATGTAAAATCTTACTTAAATACTAAATACAAAATATATTAATTATGGCTACAATAAATGGAAATATTTACGATTCTTTTTCCCCAATATCATTTTCTAATTCTGCTAAGTCTTTAAGTAAAAATTGGAGAAACAATTATTTAGTAAGTGCTAATGTGCCTAAAAGATACCAAGTAAGGTGGGCAAATCCTTCAGCAGGTTTAAATGAAGCTACTGTACCTTCTAAAGCAAATGGTACAAGTAACACAGGTGATATAATTAATATGGTTTTTTATGTTTATGCAACAACAAAATTTGAAAATGGAGTTTTTCCTGCTAATTTAAACAATTGGGATTTAGTAGCAACAATAAAAAAATCTAGAGATATTGCAAACAAACAATATAATAGTAATAATATTTTAGATCATCAAAGATTTACTGTAGATATTAGCCAGATATGTCAAGACTTATTATCTTATAGTTTAGTGCCAATAAACAAAGGAACATGGCAAAGCAGTTTATGGGGAGGAATGAATGGTGGACAAACAAAACAAGATAATGTTGCTGAAGATGTAAGCCTATATAATGTAACACCAAATGGAAGTTATAGACATATAAAAGTAGTTGCAAAACCAGAAGTAATATTAAGTACAGGTTTAGTTGCAGAAGCAACAGAAACAATTAATTTTGAACCTATATGTGTAATAAACTCAGTACATCAATATGAAAAAGATGAAGTATGGTTATTTGATAGGTTTGTAATAGGTACTGGAGCAGGTGGTTTTTTAAGTTACTGTCCAAACGATAGTTCTTCTATTGCATTTTTGCCAAAACAAAAAAAATCTGTAAGAGTTGATGAAACTGCTGAGTGGTTATATTTTTATATACGAAAAGCTGCTAAAACTGTCTTACAAGTACCATACGAAGCATACAGAGTAAATTTAAAAGTAATTACATCTGATGGTAATACATTTTATGTAAATGATTTTAAAGATAATTTAGATTTTAATGATGTATCTACACAAGAATCTAATGCTTTACAAGCAAGAGTTATTGCTGATGGTGGGGTTTTTGAATCTCAGTCTTGTTTAGAAACACAATTGCAAATATTTGATAGTTATTATGAAAAACAAAACAAAATGTGTGTTCAAAATGTTTCTGTAGATTATTTAAATAATAATGCAAAACAAGCTGATGGCACAGCATATACTGGTAATAAGATTACAGCATCAACAACTTATTACACAATAAGTTTATGGTTTACTAGTGAAAGTTTTACTGAATCAAGAATGTCTGAATATAGATGGTTTAACATAGATAGAGAAGATGAGAAATTACCTTATGATTTTGTAAGATTTCATTGGTTAAATAGAATGGGTGGTATAGATAGCTATACAGCCAAGAGAAGTGTATTAGAAAGCATATCTGTAAACAGAGATACAATAGAAACAAAAAGTGCAGATAGGACTTGGTATCAAGATAACGAGGATAGGTTTGGTACTTCAATACCAGATGCAGACTACATATCAAACACTATGAGAGGTGGTAACCTGTATAAGGGTGGTAGAGAGGTTTTAAATGTAAATGCTGAAAGAAACAACAGTGTATATACAGAGCCATTAAACAAAAACACAGCAGAGTGGTTACAAGAAATTATGACCTCACCAAATGTGTGGATAGAAATGGACACAGATGCTACTGCAAGAGGTAACACAGTAAACCCTTACCAAAGACCTTCTACAAAAGAATACATACCAGTTATTATAACTAATAGTGAAGCTGAAACTGTTAATCAAGAAGGAGGTTTAGTAAAGTTTAATATAGAATATACACTATCGCATAAAGTACAAACACAAAGAAACTAATGAGTAATATTACAATAGAGTTATTAGATTATGTATATGATGGTGCTAGTATAGACTGGGATAAGAGTGTTGTTGGTGAATTAGAAGTATCTTCTCATTCTGAGTTTCCTCTTGCCTTAACTTTTTCTATATCAGACATTAGAGATATTAATGCTCGTAAAGGTAGTTTTAGTAAGACTTTTAAAATACCTGCAACAAAAAATAATAATCAATTATATAAGAGTGTATATATAGTAAACTCTACTAGCACAAATAATATTTCAAGTAAAAAACCTTGTAGAATAATAATTAATAACCTGTATTCTATTACTGGATTACTACAACTAAAATCAGTTGGTTTAAGCGATAAACCACAATTTTATTCTTGTGTGTTTTATGGTAATAATATCACTTGGGCAAGTGATATAGGTGAAAAATTATTAAAAGATTTAGGAACAGATGGTGATGCTTGGGATAACTTAAAAGGTACAAATACTGGTAAGGACTTAGTTATAAATAAAAGTGGTATAACATCTACTTGGGTACAAGACAATGCAGTATATAAAAACCAAAACAATACAACTAATAATATACCATTAGTTTATCCTGTAACTTCTTATGGTGATTTTAATTCATCAGGTATTGGCAGAACAATACAACTGCTTGATACTAATAGAGATTATCTTGCACGACAAGGTATTATAAAACCATTAAGAGCAGGTTATGTAGGCACAAATGATACAGGTACAAATTATGGAACTCCTGATCCTGTAGTAGATTGGCGACCTTGCCTATGGGTATACGATGTATTTAAAGAAATATTTTTACAATCAGAATACACATTAGTTTCAAACTTTGTAGAAACAGATATGTTTAAACAACTGCTATTTGCTTTGCCTAATTTTAAATATAATAATCCAGATACACGATATGATGATAATTCATTACAAATAAGATTTAATTTAAATCGTGGTGCAAATTCTGCAAGAGTTTTTAATAATAATGGTAGTGCAAAAAGCACATCTTTTACAAATAGTGCTGAAGCATTAGTTTTTGATGAGGTTATATATCCAAACACAACAACTGCAGGTAGTGCAGGTGGAATAGATTTTGTATTAAATGGAGGTAATTCATACAACACATCACAAGACATATGGTATGCACCAGAATATGGTAGGTATGATATACAATTAGAAAATTGGTGTATGAATATTAAAGACATTTCTAATGGATATTCAACATCTTTTGGTAATAATTTTGATATAGTTTACAAATATGTTAGAGTTCAAGTACAAAAACTAACAGTTGGTCAGACACATTGGCAAGATTTAGGTTATGCAGAAGGTGCAGTAGATTTAGCTTTACCTGCAGGAAACACACAAACACCTGCTGTAGATTATACTGCAGAAATAAAACCATTTGAAATATCACAATATTTAAACAAAGGAGATCAAGTTAGATTACATTTAAAAGTATTAGCATTTCCAAATAAATCTAATTTTACAAATACTATAACTGCCACTTATCAATTGTTCGCACAAAGAAATACTAATATATCTGCAAGAGATGGTATTTATGATATAGGATTACAACCAGATTTTACACAATATGGTCAAACATTTGATTTAAAAAATATTATTAATAAAGACTATAAACAAATAGATTTTATTAAAGGTGTTGCTCATGCTTTTAATTTACAATTTACATCTGATCCAGCATCTAAAACTATTTATGTAGAACCATTTGACACTTTTTATCAACCATTATCTGAAGCTATAGACTGGACAGATAAATTAGATATTGGTCAAGAAATACAAGATAAATGGTTAAATGTAGATATAAAAAGAGATTTAGTTTTTAAATACAAAACAGATAGTAAAGATGAAAAGGTTAGACAAAGAAGTATAGATTATTTTAAAGAGATTGAAGATGAGTACCCATATTTTGAAACCCTATCTGATGAGTTTGAAAGAGGTACATCTACTTTTGAAAACCCATTCTTTGCAGGTACTTTTAATGCAAAAGATTTAGATAGTGGCTCTTCATCTTCACCACCATTTATTTCTTGTTTATGGGAAGAAAAAGATGAGAAAGGTTTTATATCGCCAAATGATTATGCTAGACCAGATAAAGGTTTTGAGTTTAAACCTAGACTACTGTATTGGAAAAATTACTCTCCAACAGGACTGACTTTTGATACTGGTAAAATTGCAACAGTACAAACATGGGCAGGTGTAAAAGATATTGTATCAGCTAATAATGGATTAACTGGAAGTTTTGTATTATCAGATAGATACCCACAAGCAACATCTGTAAATAGAGATGACAGCACAAGTCCTATTTTAACATATGGTAATGTTTATGTAAGAGATTTTAATGATGTTAATGATACTTATGGTGCATATGATTATGGTAAGGGTTTATACGAAACTTATTACAAGAATATGATTGAGATGTATAAATACAATCCAAGAGTAAGAGTAGCAAATCTTAACTTAAAGATTAGTGATATAGCTAATTTAGATTTTAGAAAGTTAATTTATTTAGATGGTGTGTATTGGAGAATAAATAAGATTTCAGATTATATGCCACAGTCTAACTCTACAACAAAGGTAGAGCTAATAGAGTTTCCTCTTTTAGGTGATTTTGCTGCGTCTATACCAACTGTAAACTCTAACGATGGTAGTTGGTCTAACAGTCCAACATCTTTTAATATTTATGAATTTTAATTATGTCTAAAGTAAACGAAGAAATAACAAATAGTGGTGTGCCAAATAGAAGTGGTTTAGAAGTTTATATGACTGTAACTATAAACTCACAAGAATTTTTAATACCTATAGTAGCTGAAGATAAGTTTGGCAATGCACATAAAGTATTAAGAAGAAACTTAAACAATAAAGTGTCAAGCTAATGAAACTAAAACACACTACAAGAAAGTTAAATGATTTTGGTCGTACTTTAATTTTATCATTAAGAAAAGAATTAAAACAACAACAACACATTGCATCTGGTAATTTATTAAGAAGTTTTAAATCACCAAAAGCTAAAAATGGAGTGTTAAATATAACTTCATCTGTAGCTTATTGGAAAGCTGTAAATAATCCAAAATTTGCTAAAAAATACAATTATAATGAATTGTTAAGGTGGGTTAAATTAAAAAGAATACCAGTATCTGCAGTAGGAAGAATACTTAATAAATTAAAAAACAAAGGTTATGGTAAACCTTATGTTTATTGGTCTGAAGGTAACACAATAGAAAGAACAGATTTTGCAGGTATAGTAGCAAGAAAAAACAAAGAAAAGATAGCACAAGAATTAGCACCATCTATTGGTGTTGATGTGGCTTTAATGATTAGTGAGCAGATTAGAAAAAATACAAATGCTAAAGTAGTAGAACAATTTTAAGACAATAAATATGGCAACAAATACAGAAAAGATAGTAGTTCAGGTAGTCGTTAAAGGACAAAAAGACTTACAAAATTTAGAAGGAACAACTAAAAAAGCCACAAAAGGTGTAGGTGGTTTGGTAAAACAATATGGTCTTTTAACTGCAGGTGTTGCAGGTGCTGTACAAGCATTTAGAACTGTAAATAAAATGGCTGCTAGTGTCATAAGAACATTTAAAGATTTTGAGTTCCAAATGTCTAAAGTTAGAGCAATTACTGGCTCAACTGACAGCCAAATAAAAGCTCTTAGTGATACTGCACAAGAATTAGGTAGAACTACTTTCTTTACTGCATCGCAAGTTGCAGAACTACAAACTAATTTTGGTAAACTAGGTTTTACAACAAGTGAAATACTAGCTGCACAAGAAGCTACATTACAATTAGCAACAGCTACAGAATCTGATTTAGCTAGGGCAGCAATTGTAGCAGGAGCTTCTGTAAGAGGTTTTGGTTTAAATGCAAGTGAAACACAAAGAGTAGTTGATGTTATGGCTACATCATTTACAAGTTCTGCTTTAGATTTAGAAAAGTTTCAAACATCTATGACTAAAGTTGCACCTATTGCTGCTAATGCAAATATTAGTTTAGAAGCAACAACAGCCATAATGGGAACATTAACAGATGCAGGTATTGAAGCATCTATTGCAGGTACATCTTTAAGAAATATATTCTTAAAAATGCAAGACCCAACATCTGAATTAACAAAAAAAATAGGTTTTACTGTTAATAACACAAAAGATTTATTTAAAGCTATTGATATATTAAATAATTCAAATCTTAAAAACTCTGAAATACAACAAGTAGTAGATAAAAGACAAGTAGCTGCTTTTACAACTATTCTTAAAGGAGCAGACTCTATTAAACATTTACATAATTTAAACATGACTGCTTCTGGTTCTGCACAAGAAATGGCAGACATTGTGGGTGATAATTTAGAAGGTGCTTTTAAAAGATTAACTTCTGCTGTAGAAGGTCTTTCTATTGTAATTTTTGAAAGTTTTGTGGGTAAAACATTACAAGCATTTATAGATAAAGGTGCAGAAGTTTTAAATACATTGACTTTGTTAATAGAAGGTTTTGAAAATCAAAATGAAAAGATTGCTGCTACTGCTGCTATGTACAAAAACCAAACAATAGAATTTACAAATTTAATTAATAGATATGATGATCTAAATTCTATAACAAATAGAAATGCAGAAGAAAATGAAGAGTTAGAAGGTATTTTAAAAACTTTACAAGAAGAAATAGGTGATACTGTAATATCTATTGATGCAGAAACAGACTCTTTAATATTAAATAGAGATGCTTTACAAGATGTAATTGCAAAAACTGCTTTACTAGCTGATACTGAAGCATTAAAATTAGTCCATAAAATACAAAATATAGATAAAGAAATAGAAGCAGAGCAAAAATTAAATAATGAATTACAAGACACAGCAGACACATTAAGCACTACTTCAACTAATTTTATTTCTGTTGCAGATGCTACAAATCAAAGCACACAAGCATTTGATGCTTTTGGAAATGCTATACAATCTGCAAATGACCAGTCTACAGATTTAGAAGATACACAGGCAGACTTAGCAGTTAGTGATATAAAACTTGCAGAAGCACAAGAAAGAAAAGCAGAAATAGTTGCTTTACTAACAGAAAGAGGTTGGGATCAATTAGAAATAGAAAGACTGCTTACTGAACAATCAAAAATTAGAAAAAAAGTTGATAAACCTGATGAAGCAGGTGAAGATGTAGATGGAGATGCAGAAAAAGAAAGTATATTTTCTTTAATAAAAATTGAAAATTTAAAGGCAGAATTAGAGCTACAAGCCAAAATATTAGAAGATAAAAAGAATTTATTAAATTTTGAAAAAGATTTTGCTGCTACAAAAATAAGTTTATTAGAAAACATATTACAAAATTCTACTTTAACTGCAGAAGAAGAAATGAAAGTTCAAAAAATGTTAAATGATTTGAAAATTCAAGGTCTTAAAGATGATGCAAAATCAAGTAAAGAACAAATAGCTAATATGGAATCTATTGGTAAACAACTTATAATGGTTGGTGAACAAGAAAAAGAATTGATAGGTTTAAAAAGGATTGGTATAAAAATATCACAAGCAGCAGCAGTTGCAAAAAGTGCTGAAGCTGCAATTGATGCTGTAAGAGCTGTTACAAGTGCAGCAGCAGATTCACCATGGTATTTAAAAGTTATAAATATTCTTGCTGTTTTAGCTGCAGTAACATCTGGTGTTGCTAATGCAAGGTCTTTAATGTCAGACAAGTTTGCAAATGGTGGTATGGTTTATGGAAATTCTCATGCACAAGGTGGTGAGAAGTTTGCAGTAGGTGGTAGAGTAGTAGAGTTAGAAGGTGGTGAAGCAGTTATAAATAAACGTAGTACATCTATGTTTAGAAATCAATTATCTGCAATGAATGCAGCAGGTGGTGGAGTGAAGTTTGCTGATGGTGGTTTAATGAATATGCCATCGTTTGCACAATCACAATTTAATGCAACAGGTCAGGCAGGTATGATGGGTGCAATAGGACAAGGAGGAAGGGTAGTAGTAGTAGAATCAGATATTTCTACTGTACAAAATACTGTTTCAGTTATAGAAGCAGAAGCAACAATTTAAAATTAAACAAATGTTTGTTAATAAAAAAACAAAGTTAGAAAGATTATCTATCTGTAAAAAATGTACTTTTTACAGAAATTTTTTGATGCTTAAAAAACCAGTAATAAATTGGGGATCAAGATGTGCTAAATGCACTTGTTTCCTAGATGCAAAGACATCTCTCTCTGCAGACTGGTATGGTAAGTGTCCAGAAGGCAAATGGTAATTAAAATAACAATATGAATTTACAAGAAATAGCTAAATCTGTCATTAAGGCAGACAGAGAGCTTATAAAAAAATCTGTTGAAGAAAACAGAATTTACAATGCTAATTTTAGCAGACACAAAGTAGATAGTTTAAATAATATGTATAGTTTGTGGCATAAATATTTTCCTGCACAAAAACAAGATATAAATTGTTCATCCTGTAGAAATGCTGTTGTAAAGTTCTGGAATACAATGTGTGAAGAGTGGTTAAAAGAAAACACTAAGAAAAAAAAGAATGTCAAAAAGACAAAATAAAGTAGATGTAGTTTTTGATTACTTAGAGTTATTAGATATTGAAATTTCTAAAAGGTTCGGTGAAACTGCCACACCTAAAGATATTTTAAAACACTTAGTAGAAAGGGGTATGGTAGAACCTAAACGACTAAGGAACTATATGATTATAGCAGACTTTGACAGAAGGTTATCTTTTAATAAAGGCAATAGAACACATACCTTTATGGACTTATCACATAAATATAAGATAAGTGAAAGTCAAGCACAAAATATAGTGTATAAATACAGAAAAAAATCAAAAGCATCTGAGAATATCTCTTACTAAAAGTTTTTTCCACAAATTAGGTAGATAAAGTATCAATTAGATTCTAATTTTGCAGGTATGAATAAGAAATGGTTTAGTATACAAGGAAAAGCAACAGATGCTGTTGCAGAGGTTTACATCTTTGATGAAATTGGTGCTTATGGTATTACTGCACAAGACTTTATTTCTGAGATGAAAGAGTACAAAGATACTCCTGTTAATTTACGAATCAACTGTATTGGTGGTGATGTATTTGATGGGATGGCGATGTACAATATAATAAAAAAGAGAGAAGCAAAAACTACTGCTTATATTGAGGGTATAGCTGCAAGTATGGGTAGTGTTATCGCATTAGCTGCTGATGAGGTTATCATGGCTGAAAATTCTCTTTTTATGATACACAATGCTTGGGGTGGTGCAATGGGTGAAGCTGAAGATATGAGAAAGACTGCATCTATCTTAGAAAAGATTAGTGGTGAAATTGCTAATATTTATGAGAGAAAAACAAGATTGTCGTTAAATAGAATTATTGAAATGATGGATAAAGAAACTTGGTTAAATGCTAAAGAAGCATATGAATTAGGTTTTATTGATTCTATTTCTGATTCTATTAAAGTAGCAGCTAAGTATGATGTTTCTAAATTCAAAAACATTACTACTGAACAAATACATAATAAATTAAATATTAACGTAAATAACAAAAAAATGACTGAAGAGTTAAAAAATTGGTTTAACAACAAAGTTGATGAAATTGTAAACTCTGTAAAAGGAGCTGACAACAAGTCAGAAGATGTTGTAACTGAAGTTAATGTTATGCTTTCAGATAATGAAGAAATATCAAATAAATTATCTTCTTTTGAAGCAAGTGTAACTGACTTAAATGGAAAAATTGTTTCTCTAGAAGAAGAATTAACTTCTACTAAAGGAGAAAACGAAACTCTTTCTACTGAAATAGAAAGATTAAATGCTTTATTGAACAAAGCAGATGCTAAAGGTACTGAAGTAGTTACTGAAGGTGATCCTGCTGTAGTTGAAAATAAAACTGTTGATGCTAATGCAAGTTTTTATAATGCAATGGCAGATAGAGTAAGAGCAAAATTTAATAATTAATAATCAAAAAATAAATAAAAATGGCAACAAACGTAGCAAATAATAGTATAGCAGCAACTTATAGTGGTGCTAACTTAAACGAAATCTTTTATGAGCCAGTATTTAGAAGTGATGATTTAATGCAAAACTACAGAGTTATCCCTAATGTTAAGCATAAAATGAATGTATACACTTCTGCTGCTCTAACAAAAATAGTAAGACCTTATACTGCTTGTTCTTCTTCAAGTAATAGTGGTGATGGTTCTGGTCAAGTAGATTTTAATATTGATGATAAAGTAATTACTGCAGGAAGATGTAGAGTAGCTTTAGAGCAATGTACTGATGAGTTCTTTGGAACTTACATTGAAGAAATGTACAAAAGTGGTGTAGATGTAATGAATCTAGAAGGTACTCAATTAGCTGATGCAATTGTAAATCGTGCAGTTAAAGGTATTGGACAAGATGTAGTAAGATTAGGTTGGGGTGGTGATACTACTGCTGCAGCAAATTCTGGTTACAAAGCATTTGATGGATGGATGAAATTAATGGCAACTTCAGGTATATTAGCAGCTAGAACTTTACTAGATGGTACTCAAGCAGCTCCAACAGCAGGACAAGCAATTGCTCTATTAAGAGAAATGTATGACACAGCTCCTGCATCTTTACAACAAGTAGCTTCTTCTGATAAGAAGTTCTTTGTAACTCCAAAAATCTTTAATGCTTACTTAGCAAACTTAGAAGGTTCTTCTGCAGATTTAGCTATTGTAAACACAGTTGAAGGTTACACAAGAGTTAGCTTTAGAGGTGTTCAAGTAATTCCAATGTACGAGTGGGATACTATCTTAGCTGACCTTAACCCTGCAATGTTTACTCACACACCATCAGGTGGTAGTGCAACACAATACAATAACGGAGCTTGTTATGTAGCTACTGAAAACCTAATTATTGGTTCAGATGTTACAGACCCAGAAGGTTCATTTAAAGTATTCTATGATGATTTAGAAGAAAAAATGTACTTTAGAGGTTACTTCAAGTTAGGTGTACAATACTTATACGACTCTCTTGTACAATGGGGAGTAATTGTATAATAACAATAATGTAGATAGAGAGAGTGTAAAAGCTCTCTCTACTTTACTTTTTAATAATATATAAAAAAATAATAATATGGCTATAGATAAAGGTATAGGTGTTACTTGTGCAGATTTACAAGCAACAGGTGGTATTAAGCAAATTCTTCTAAGATCATGGGCGCCTACAGATGCAGTAGTTTATGGTAATGCAGCAGGTGAGCATGACATTGACAGTATTCTTACTGGTTCTAGTGCAGCAGCTTGGTTTGTTTTTGAATTTAAAAACGAAACTCCTGCAATGACTATAAATGCAACTAAAGAAAATGGCTCAACAGCTTTTGAATGTGGTTTATCATTTATGCTACCAAAACTAGACAATACAAAATTTGCAGAATTACAAGCATTATTAGATACTTGTATGATGGGAATTGCTATTGATACTAATGGTACAGCAATGGTTTTAGGTGTAAGTGAAAAATATGCAAACGAAGATGTTCCTTCAAAAAATCAAACATTCTTGAATTTAGCAAGTATGGAAGGTGGAACTGGAGCAGCTTATTCTGATGAAAGTGGTATTACAGTTAGTTTGATGGCAAGACAGTTTGAGTTACCAAGAAAATATATTGGTGCAATTACTGTTGATACAGCAGCTTTAACTGCAACTACTGCAGCTTAATAATAATTAGATACATAATAGGTAGAAACTGAGGTTTTGTAAATCCTATTAATATCTTTTTTTAATATGTGTGATTGCAACAAAAAAATTGTAGATTTATCACACTTAAAAATTTATACAATTATGGCAACATACAAAGCAAAATTATCTTCTGGTTCTACTTACAAAGGAGATTTTAGTATTTCTTGGGCAACAGCTACACAAGAAGAATTGGCTTATGCTTATGAAGAAGCAGGTTTAAATAATTTAATAGAAAAATTAACAAAAACAAAAGATGAGTCAGAAAAAACAAGCAAGAAAAAGTCAAGTAAAAAAGCAGACTCAACAAAAGAGTAATACTTTTGAGTTTGGTGTTTTTGATTTAGCAGTACCACAAAGTGTAGAAGAACCACAAGATATATCAAGGGTACTTACTAAGTATATACCTTTTGGTAACAACAATTTATTTCCACAATATTTAGCAGAGCTTAAACGTAAATCATCTACACATAGAAGTGTACTTGCACAAAAGACTGTATTTACAAGTGGTGCTAAGTTTGTTACAAGCAATCAAGAAATAAAAGCATACATAAAAGATGTAAATGCTAATAAAGAAACTTTAAGACAAGTTTATAAGAAATTAGCTGATGACTATTACACTTTTGGAAATGCTTATGTAGAAGGTGTTTTATATGATGGTGGGGTAAACCTATACCATATAGATGCAACTACTGTTAGAATGGCTAAAAACAAGAAAGAAGTATATGTACACCCAGATTGGGCAAAGTACAATACTATGAAAGACAAAACACAGACTATACCTCTATATCCAAATGTAAAGGGTAAAAGATTTGTGATGCATTTTAAAGATTATGAACCAACATTTACTTACTATGGCTTACCTGACTATGTTGCTGCATTGGATCATATCGCAGTTGATTACGAAATCGGCAAGTGGAATCATACAAAATTTCAAAATGGTTTTCAGCCATCTGCAATCGTTGAAATCTCTGGTGATATGGGTGAAGCAGAAGCGAAACAACTGGTTAAAGAAGCACAGAAAAAGTTTGTTGGAGAAGGAAACAATGGTAAAATAATGTTTATTGTAAAGAATGGAGATACTTCACCTGCGAATGTTTCTATTATAAAAGATGACCAAGATGGTAGTTGGTTAGATTTACAAAAGATTACTGACCAAAATATTATTACTGCACATAGATGGCAACCTGCACTTGCAGGTATTGTTAGTTCTGGTAAGATGAACAACACAGGTAGTGAGATTAGAATTGCTTATGATATGGCAATGACAACTGTAATTAAAGATACTTCTGATTTAATCTTAGATGGTATAAAAGACATACTAAATAGAGAGATGGGTTTCATCTCAGAAGAGTTATTAATACAATACGAACCACCAGTATCATTTGCTACACAGCTTGATCCTACTAAGATACTTACTATTAACGAGCAAAGAAAAATGCTAGATGAAGATTTCCCAATGCTTGAAGAGGGCAATATGTTCTTGACAGATAGAGAACAAATTATTGTTACAAGAGATGATGACCAAGATGGTATTGGAGATAGTGAAAGCGAATTACAAGTAACTGAAGTAGAATCACAAAACGAAGAATAATAATATGGCAAACGTAAATCAATATATACCTTTAGTAAGTGCAGGAGAAGTTATCAGTAATAGCTTTACGAATGCTAATACAGACCCTGCTTTAATATCTAATAATACTATTCTGCTTACAGAATTAGCACATCTAAAACCTGCTTTAGGTAAAAAGTTTTACGAAGAAATAAAGAAACAGCATAATGATGGTACATTAACTGCTGCAAATCAAACTTTAATGGATGATTTTCTTACAAGATGTCTATGTTGGTTTGTAAGATTTGAGGTTATTAACGAAGTACAAAGCAATAGTAGTAGTATGGGTATTGTACATAATGTAGATGAGTTTGCTACTATAGTAGACCCTTCAGAGTTAAATGCATATAAGCAAGACACATATAGAAAGTCTGAGATATATTTAAAAGATATGTTAGACTACATGGAAGATTCTGACCAGAATGGTTTATATCCTACATACGAATCTGACAGACCTGCAAGAGGTTATGCTTACAAGAATCATGGAATAATAATGTATGACAGTATTTACTCACGACCAAGAACGTACAATTACAATAGTTGGAGAGATTTCTGTTCATGTGATGACTGTTAAAAGATAAAGATATGCCTTGTTACGAATGTGAAAATGGAATGTGGAGATTTGGAGAAACTGGTAGCTGTCAGTATGATTCTAAAGAATCGTGTGAAACTGCCAACAAAGACTATTATGCAAAGACATATAACGACTATCCACAGTCTGCAACTAACAATGCAAAGAGAGCTTTAAAGTGGGTAGAAGAAAATGGGTGGGGTTCTTGTGGAACTGATGTTGGAAAAAAAAGAGCTAGGCAATTAGCAAATAGAGAAAATTTATCAAGAGATACTATAGCTCGTATGGCATCTTTTAAAAGACACCAACAACATAAAGATGTACCTTACGATGAAGGTTGTGGAGCTTTAATGTGGGATTGTTGGGGAGGAACTAGTGGTATTAATTGGGCAATAAAAAAACTTGACCAAATTGATAAAGAAAATAATAAATTAGATAATAGGTTTAAAGATTACTTAAATAAATATGGCTGCTAACGAACACAAAAATTTAACAGATGTAAACAGACACAACCCAAAAGGTTTTGAGTCTGCAGGTAATGACACTTTATGTAGTAAGTCTACAGGTACTGGTACAGGAAACACAGATGGTAGTTTGTTATGGACAAAGAAAAACCTAATAAAAACTGATACATTTAACATACAAGGTTATGCTGTATTAAGTAATGCTAACTATCACTATGGTGGAGATATTAGTGGCGATACTAGCTCATATTTATACAGCACAAATTATGGCTCAGGAACTGTTGGTACAAGTGCTTTAGACATTGGTGATTTTTTTAAAACAAAATCATTTGTAATGCATAGTGCTTGTAATTTAAACAAAATATATTTATGGGCAAATGCTACTTCAGGAGCAACAATAACAGTAGCTTTATGTAAGATGACATTTGTAGCAGGAAATACTGGTGCTATTGATCCAGTAAAATTAAATGAATTGTCAATAACAGGACAGTCAAGTAACGATAATTTACAAACAACTAGAAACTTAGCTCCTGAAACAAGTTTAGCAGCAGGAGATGTATTATTTCTAATGGTAAAAGCATCAGCAGCAGCAACAACATATTTTAAAGTAGGTGTAGAGGTGGGATATGACAATTAATAACAAAAATACAATGAAAGATACAATTGAAGATACGATACAGGTGGGAATGGCGAATGCAGGAGCAATAGGAATATCGTTAGCATCATTTAATGAAATACTAACAACAGTTTCTTTATTAATAGCAATAGGATTCTCAATTTATAAATTCACAAAAACAAGAAAATAATATGGCAAGTACAGTAACAGCAGCAAATTTAACAGTAACAGTAGTAGAATCATACACTTTGAATGGTGTAGTATATGGTAATACTGTAGAGAAAACATTTACATCTAAAGGACAGGTAGATCAAAGAATAATGAGTGTTGCTACTTCCGAAAAGACTTTATTTAACTGGTCTACTGCAGATGATGCAGGAACAGGAGTTAAAACTGATTATGCTTATTTTAGAGTAACTAATTTAGATGATACAAATTTTGTAACATTAAGATTATATAATGGTGCAGATAGTTTCTGGTTTAAATTAGCAGCAGGTGAATCATTATTATTAATGAATAATGAAATGGATGCTATTACTGGCACAAGTTTTGGTGCTTTAGCAGATATTACTTTAGTTGCTGCACAAGCAAATACAGCAGCTTGTGATGTAGAATTTATTGCAGTAACAGCTTAATATGGCTAAAATAGTTTTTACTTTTAGAAAGACTAAGACTAAGAAACGTAAAGGAGTACATTCTAAAAATTCTAGTAAAAGTCAAAATGGTTATAAAAAACCAAAAAGAGGGCAAGGTAAATAATGACATTTAGCTACTTTAAAAAAAGTGAGTTTACTTGTAAGTGTGGTTGTAAGACTAACATGATGGACTTAGATTTTATAGAAGATTTAGATAGAGCTAGGTCTTATAGTAATATTAAATATAAAATAACATCAGGGTACAGGTGTCCAAATCACCCCCTGTCAATAAAAAATCCTAGCAGTTCACATATAAAAGGTATAGCTTGTGATATAGAATGTAAAGATAGTTATCAGAGAGCATTGATTGTAAGTGGACTAGCAGAAGCAGGATTTGTAAGAATTGGTTTGAGTAAAGAAGGTGGGTTTATCCATGTAGATTCAGATCAAGATAAGGTTCAGCCAGTTATCTGGTTGTATTAATTAATAATTAAAATAAATAAATTATGGAAATGTTAAAAAAAATGTTTGACTCAAAAAAGTTTTGGTATGCAATATCTGCAGTATTTGTTCCATTTGCAGCAGCAAAGCTAGGTTTATCAGAAACAGAAGTAGAGAAAGTTTACTATGCAATACTTACATTGATTCTAGGTCAGGGAATTGCTGACATCAAGAAATAATGAGCAAGATAGTAGATATGATTACTGGTAGCTTGGTTAAACAAGCTATAAGTCCAATTACTCAAATAGTTAAATCAGTTTTAGAATTGTTTAAAGACACTAAGGGTAAGTATTCTTCTAAGAGAACAATAAGTGGGGTGTTAGTTATAGCTGCTAGTGCAGATATATCGTTAAATGGCATCACATTTATGAATTTGGGTTTAAGTTTTTTAGCAGTCTTACCATTACTGTTTTCAGTATTTGAAAAAAATTGTGTGAAGGGCGATTGTAATACAAAAAAATAGTTACATTTGTGCTTCTATCAACCTTTCTGGTTGGATAATTGTTTTTAGTTTCAAGAGTGGGGTGTTAATAACATCCCATTTTTGTTTTAGAAGCACTTAATATTTTGCTTACATTTAGCAAAACTAAAAATCAAAAAACATGACAAAATTAAAAGGTAAAAGATTAAGACTTTCTGCTGAAGAAGTAGAATTAATAAATGAATCTAGGGGTATAGATGTAGAAAACATCAATGGCAATACAGCTTTAGAGTTACATTTAAAAGAACGAGGTATAAACAAAGAAGATGTTGTTAGTGTTAAGCATTGGCAAAACATGGGTGGAGAACTTAGATTCTCTATAGTTACAAAACAAGAGTATGGTTTAGATGAAAATGCAATTTTAGATAAAATAAAAAGTCTAATAGAAGATTACTCACCAACATACAAAAAAATAGATAGAGATTTTGAAAATGATCACCTACTTGTTATCAATCCTGCCGACATACATATTGGTAAATATGCTAAAGAATTAGAAACAGGTAATGGATATGACTGTGAAACTGCTGTAGAGAGGGTTTTAGAGGGCATACAAGGACTTTTAGAGAAGTCTGCAGGTTTTGGTATAGAAAAGGTATTATTTTGCATAGGCAACGATATTTTGCATATTGATAATGTATACAACCAAACTACAGCAGGTACAAGACAAGATGTAGATGGTAAGTGGTGGGAGCATTTTGAGATTGCTTTAATGCTATACGTTAAATGTATAGAGATGTTAAGACATATTGCACCAGTAGATGTGTTACATAGTATGAGTAATCACGATTACCAGTCAGGTTTTCACTTAGCTCATGCACTAAAGAGTTGGTTTAGAAAAGCTGATGATATAGATTTTGACATTAGTGTAGCACACAGAAAATACTACCAGTATGGTAGTAATCTAATTGGTTTAGAGCATGGTGATGGTGCTAAGATGGTTAATCTACCTCTGCTTATGGCACAAGAAAGACCTAAAATGTGGTCAGAAACTACACATAGGTATTTTTACTTACATCATTTACATCACAAGGTAAAGCACAAGTGGTTAGATGCTAAAGATTATGTAGGTGTTACTGTAGAATATCTTAGAAGTCCATCAGGCACAGACAGTTGGCATAGTCGTAAAGGTTATACTGGTGTTCCTAAAGCTGTAGAGGGGTTTTTACATGAGAAAACATCTGGTCAAGTAGCAAGAATCACACATTATTTTTAAAATATTGTTAAAAAAGTTTGGTAGTCTAATTCAATTTTATAATTTTGCTTATTATTAACTAAAAATAAATATAATGAGTAGAAATAAAACAAACAATACAGAAAATAAAGAACCACAAATAAAAGAAACTAGAAAGGAAGCACTAACAAGACTATTTTTAGAGAATGGTTTAGTAAAAGAAGATGTGCATAAAGACCCAAGAGGTTTCGTTATTATAACAAGATCAGGCATAGATAAAATTGTAAGCAAACAAGGTATTACTGTTGCATACGAACCTTTATTGTTAGAATTAAAGAAGGACAATATTAATGTTGTTATTAGAGCTGCTGCATCAATGCAAGGCAAAAATAATAAACCAATTAATATGATGTCTTTTGGTGAAGCATCTGATAATAATTTAATGGGTGGTGCGAAAAAGTTTCCAGTTGCTATGGCAGAGAAGAGAGCTATGAGTCGTGTTGTTCTTAAGATAGCAGGGTTTTATGAGCAAGGTGCCTTTGGTCAAGATGAGATGGTAGATTAGTGAACGATGATTGGTTAGATGAGGTTCTTGATGGTAAGCCATCTGAGATAACATTATTTCAAATGGCTACCATTGAAACCAGATTACATAGGTCTGCAATACCCTTAGAAGAACAGTCGTATATCATAAACAATTTAGCAAACTTTACAGAACAAGAAGCTGATGACATTATTTTAGATATATTACAAAACCAAGTACCATCAGACCCTAAAGACCAATACAAATTAATGGCTAGAAACGGAATGTTTGATGACAAAGAAATATAAATTTTCACATATCAGGGAAGCTCATAATGAGTTTGAAGCATTTTTAAGGATTAAAGGAATGTCTACAAGACAGTTTTCTTTTTTACTTGATGTAAGTGAGGTAACTGCCAGAAGATATATACTTGACACAACATTGCTTAGATACTATCACATGAATATTATTGCTACACACTTTAATATGAGTGTAAAAGATGTAATAGATATAATAGAATACGATTTAAAATAATAAATATGAACGAAGAAAACAAAACAAAATTAAAATTTAGTCATTACTTTCATGAAGTAATAATTAAAGAATTAGTAAAGAAATTTAATGTTGCCGAAGATGAAATATTTTTAGGATCAAGAAGGAAAAACTTTATACAAGCTAAACGTATGTATATTTTTGTTCTTAAAACAATATTTGATTTAACACTACATGAGATTGGAGATATAACAAATCTGCATCATGCATCTGTACTGTATCACTACAGACAGGTAGAATTTTACCAAAAAATCTATGTGCTTGACTCAGAACTGTATAAGAAAATTTTAAGTAGAATAGAAAGTGTAACATTAGATGAAAAGATTGATGCTCTGGAAAAACAAAACAGAGTAAACAATTTAGAATTAACCAAATTATATAACCTAAAAAAACGTAGAAATGACAAAAAAGAAAAATTATTTGCCTAGTAGTATTAAAGAAATTAAAACTAAATATGGCTCTATGCTTGTAGCTAATTTTAAAATGGAAGAGCTTAAAGCAATAGAAAACAAAGGGTGGTGTTCACTTGTAATATGCGAGAGACAAGAACCATCTGAGAAGGGTGCTACTCACTATGCATATGAGAATACATACGAGCCACCTAAACAAGAAACAGTAGACAATACTGATACTAAAGATGACTTACCATTTTAAATAATATAGAGAGGGAAGGTTGGCAATTTTGCCTACAATATGATTAAATGTTTTTTGCCTTCTCTCTCTTTTTTTAAACTATGAAAAAAATAAATTACAGAAAACTATATATAAATAATATTGGTGAAATACCAAAAGATTGGGATATTCATCATATAGATTTTAATCATGATAATAATAGTTTTAATAATTTAATAGCTGTACCAAAAAAAGTACATACTGTTATACATCAAACAGGATATTTAGATAGAGATGAAATAAATAATTTAATACAGCTATACAACATGGCTATTAAAATTAAATGAAACAGAAACCAACTTACTATGCTATTATATCTGCTGAGGTTAGATATGATAAAAATTTATCAGCTAATGCGAAACTGCTGTATGGCGAAATAACTTGCCTTACTAATGAGAATGGCTTTTGCTTTGCAACTAATAAATATTTTGCTGATCTATATGACAAGAGTAAAGTAACTATTTCTAAGTGGATAAGCGAATTAGTTGCAAGTGGTTATCTATCAACCAGTTACACATATAAAGAGGGTAGTAAAGAAATTGATAAGAGGTATATAAGTATTCTTAAAGGGGGTATTAAAGAAAACTTAAAGGGGGGTATTAAAGAAAACTTTAAGGATAATAATACAAGTATTAATAATACAAGTATAATAAAAGAAAAAATAATAAAAAAGAAAAATTTTATTGTACCTAAAGTTATTGAAATAAAAGATTATTGTCGTTTAAGGGATAATGGAATTAATGCAGAACAGTTCTATGATTTTTACCAGAGCAAAGGTTGGATGGTTGGTAAGACAAAGATGAAAGACTGGAAAGCTGCAATAAGAAATTGGGAAAGAAACAGAAAAAAAACTGATAAGGGTATGAGTAAAATTCATTCACATTTACAGAAAAACATGAATGTTAAACAAAAACTAAAACAAAAATATGAAACTAATTAAAACAATGAATAGAGGTGAATTGGTTATAGGATCAATTGACATATTAAGTAAAACCTACATAGAGTTAGGACAGCATAACGTAGAAGAAGAAACATTAGAAGTATTAGCAGAAAGTTTAGCTGATGATTTATTAAGAGTATACAAAAACTTTTATTTTGATGATGCTAAAAATGCTTTTAGTTTAGGTGTTAGAGGACAACACAATGGCGATTTTATACATCTTAACGTACCAACATACATGAAGTGGTTAAGAAAGCATAAGGAGTTAATATGGGATGCTAGGTCAAAAGTAGATCAAGGAGCTGACCCTAGCAAAGTATTACATTACAGACCAGAACCAAAACAATTAACAAATAATTCTTAATAACTATATTTTGTAAAAAATTAAGTTTAAAAAAAAATATTATGTTTGTAATATGATTTATTTTTTAATAGGAGTTTTTATATGTGGTTTAGTAAAAGTTTATATTGACAACAAACTATCTCAATATGAGAACGAGCAATTACTAAAAAATCTAAACAAAAAACAAAAAGACAATGACAGAAAAAAGTAAATATTATTACGAGTTTGATAGAAACTCAACATCAAGTACAATAAACCCTAAAATGAAAATGAGTAAGGAAGAATTAGGTATAGAAGAAAAACATATAACAAGGACTGGTGGTTTGTTTCCAACAGGTACTAGATCAATGGATGCTAAGTCTGACAACAGAGTACCAAATTACTACAAAGGTAAGAATGGTTATGAAGCTCGTATGGTATGTGATAATTTTGATTTACCTTACCACCTTGCTACTGCAACAACTTACATCTTACGAAGTTATCACAAGCATGATACTCCAATAGATTGTTTGCAGAAAGCTATAGCTCATTTAGAATTTGAGTTAGAAAAAATTAATCGTAATGCAAAAGCCAATCTTTAGAGTATTTGTAAAATACAATATTAGAAACAAAGGTACTGCAGGTAAAGGTAAGAATGGTGTTATAGATACATTTGCATTAACAGACAATATAAAAACGATAGAGAAAGATGAAGAGATACATAATCGCATCTGCTATCTAAACAAAAAGAAATTAGAAAAAGTAGTAATAAAAATAACAGATGTTGAGGTGGAAGATCAGTATGGGTTTACAACAGATAGATTTTAATTATGCCTAAGATAAGAAAAATAAAAACATCAGATAGAAAGGATAACAGAGGTGGTGGTTATTCTAAAAGAAAATTTACCTTCCAAGAAGCAGAGGGGATAAGGGGGGAGTACCATAGGGGGGGTATATCAGTTTCAGCACTTGCTCGTAAATACGAAGTATCACAACCTCTCATGTACCAACTAATCAAAGGTACAACCTACAATGAATAAAGAAGCAACAGTACAGTCTGCATTTTGTACATATATACAACTTCAATACCCTAATCTAAGATACTGTGCCAGTTTAGGTGGTATAAGAACCTCTATGAAACAGGCTATACTCGCTAAAAAGACTGGCTATGTTAAGGGTTTCCCTGATATGCAGATACTAAAGACTAACTCACATTATTCAGGATTGTTTATAGAAGTCAAAGCAGATAAGAAATGCTACCCATCTAAACATCAGAAGGAATGGATAGAAGATCTAAACAAAGAAGGGTACTATGCTGTTGTTTGCAAAGGTCTTGATGACTGCATTGAAACTTTAGAATGGTACATGAAACTGCTGTGAAACTGCTGTGAAACTGCTAGGTATTTTGCATAGGGCATTTTAACCACAAATTTTATATTATAGCCGGTATTTTTCTGTGCAATTAGGTTGCACACTTATAATTTATATTTGCACTATTATTAACCTTAAATTTTTTTATTATGAATTTACAAGAAGTTTTATTAAATAGTTTAGATTATACAGATTTAGATGAATTAAAAGCAAATATTGATTGTATGGAAGTCAATTATTACAATGATCATTGGGGAGATGGTAGTGGAAGAACTAATAATTATTGGGATGTTGATAGTCTGAAAGATGTTACCTTAAATGAACTGAATGATATGATGGTACAAATTACCGGTATAATTTGGCTAAAAAATCGTAAAGGATGGGTTGAATTACAAAGAGATGAAGATGATGGTATGTATTACCATAAATGGATATATAGAGTAAAACCACCTATTCCGGATTATTTAAAATAGTTTATCTATTAATATAAAAGGCACTTTTTAAGTGCTTTTTTTTTAGATATATATTTCCTTATTAACATTTTTTTTAAATTAATGTTGATTATTAAATATTTTTTTATATATTTGTCAAAAAAACAATTAATATGTACAACTACGAACAACATTTTATAGACATGGTAAGCAACTGTTGTGGCGATACTATGGAAGAAGTAAACGAGTTTTGTTATGCTTGTGGCAATAGATCAAAGAACGAGATAATAAACAATGGTACTTATTGTATCGTGTGTAAAGAAGAGAACGAAGTTACAGAAGAAATAGTTTGTGACTCATGCGAAGAAATTTGTCAGCCAATAGAAGAATACGAATACGATCAATTAAGAAGAGATGAACTTAAAGAAATGCAACGTGATTGCCGAGCTTAAACAACAACAAGAACTAGATAAATTGTATAAACAAAATACAATTGAATTGAATGACTATTTTGCATATAGTGGTAAACAAGAAGTAAAAAATAAATTTACTACAATTTACGAAGATTATAATTTTAGTAAAAATATTTTTGTAAACAACAATATGTCAAAATATGTGCTGAAGGATTATAAAAAAAAGGTTAAGTGGAAGAACAAAGATCAGGTTAATTCTTGAGCCACTTTTCCTTTTATAAGTAAAATTAAAAATAAATAAAATGGATATTATATTAACAGTAGGACTAGCAATTGCAACTTATGGATTTGGTTTTTTTAGTGGTGTGATTAACACAACAGAAACTAAAGAAATCCAAGAAAATAACAAGCCAATAAACGAAGATAGAAAAGAAGCATTTGAGTTTGCTTTTAAAAACTTTATAAATAAATAATAACTAACTAACTAAAAACAATTATGAATAACTTTAAAAAAAATGATTTGTTAATGATAATTAACCAATATCAAAACTATACTAATCAATTTATAAATATATCAGATGAAGATATTGACAACTTATATTTTCAGATAGCTAAAAATGATAATTACAAAGATGATTTATTGCAACAACAAAATATGTCTAATCATATCTTTGATTTATATAGCAATGCTTTGTTAAATAAAATAAAAGAATAGATATGAGTGGCAAATTACCAGTAACTAATTTTTCAGATACTACCCTTACATTTTTATGTATACTAGCAATTCTCTTTGGGGGGTGCTAGGGGGGTATAGGGGGTACAAGGGGGGTACAGGGGGGTACTAGGGGTATCTCTTATAAATAACTAACTAAAAACAATAATAAAATGAATACAATAACAACAGATCAAGCAAAAAAAATAATTTACGATACTAAATCTAAAATATTTAACGTAGAGTTTATAAAAAAAGATGGTACGCATAGACTAATGAATGCAAGACTAGAAGTTAAGAAAGGTGTTAAGGGTGTTGGACTTAATTTTAATCCTGCACAACATAATCTTATAACTGTATACGATATGCGAAAACAAGCCCATAGAATGATTAATTGCAACAACTTAGTGTCTTTGTCAGCTAATAAGCAAAAGTATCTTATAAGCGATTAAAAAGCTATACAGAGCAATATTAAAGAGTATATTAATTTATACTCTTTTTTTTTACAAAATTTTAAAAAATATTTTTGTAACTGTTACGAAACTGTTACGAAACTGCCGAAACTGTTGCGAAACTGTTGGAACTGCCTAAGATCAAGAGATTTTTAGTGCTTTTCTTCTAGTGTCTTATCTAGTAACTTGTTAAATATCAATTAATTAACTGACAAATCGACATAAAAATAAATTAAAATTAATTAACATTTTTTATTGTTAATTGTTTAAAAAGTGTAATTTTACAATATGAAAATAATAAAAACTACAGAAATTAATAATAAAGCAGGTTTTGGAAATAAATTCGGAGAATGGGGAAAAACAAAAAGCGCTTATATATATAAAGATTTAACTACTAAATATTGGACTGTAGAATTAAATTTAAAATGTGGCTATTCGCATTCTAGTTATTCTTATTTATCAAAATATAAAGCTGTAGAAATTTTAAATAATTATTTAAATAAATAAACTAATAATAAAAATAAATAATATGATATTAGAAAAACAAAAACCAATTAATAGAAATAAAAAAAACACTTTAAAAAATATATTAAACAATACTTTTATTTTTATAATATTTTTTATAGGTTCAATTGCTTTGTTAATGCTAGGGGGCTTATTAGATAAAATATAATATTAATTTAAAACTAAAAACATGATAAACTTAAACATTAACCAGATATTGACGCAAAACAGTAAATTAAAAAAGACTAGCAAATTAAATAATAAAAGAGTCTTTAATTTTGGAATTATAGCTAATAAGAGTCTAGAAGGCAAAAGTACCTGTCCATTTGCAAAAGGTTGTCTAGGTGCTGATTATAAATGTTATGCACAAAAGGGTGCATATGCGTGGCCAAAAGTAAAAGAAGCATACAATAACAGATATTTACTAACTAAGCAAGATAATTTTGTTAACTTAATGAACGAGTCAATACAAAAAAAGAAGGTTGATATATTACGTTTGCACGATTCTGGCGACTTTTACAGTATTGCTTATTTAAATAAGTGGATACAAATTGCAAATGATAACAAAGATGTAATATTTTATGCTTATACTAAATCAATACCATTTTTTAAACGTACTAAAGAAAACAACAATAACTGGCTATTACCTAAAAATCTAAAGATAATATTTAGTGAGGGATCTAAAAAGGATAATTTGATTAATACTACTAAAGACAGACACTCACGCATCTTTAAAGACATTAACAGTTTATTAAGTGCTGGATATATCAATGCAAGTGATAATGATCTAAACGCAATAACAGATAATAAAAAAGTAGGTTTATTACTACACTAATTAATAATTAAACTATAAAACAAAATGAATATTTCAAAACAAAAAAGAAATTTAATATTTGAATTGAGCTATCAAGTATTAAAAGACATAGAAAAATTAAACGATAATACAGAACTAACAACACTATATAAAAAAACTAATATAAAAACTTTAATAAACGTTGTAAGAAGCTCTAAACATTATACTAATAAAGAAATAAAAGAATTAATTAATGAATTTTATTTACCATTTTAAACACTAAACAATTAAACAAATGAATAAAAAACAATTAGAAGAAATAAATAATAAGTTTAAACATTTATTAGATATTATAAAAGATAATCAAAAAGAAATTTTTAAACTAAAATATAAATTAAAATTATATTCTATAAATCAAAACAATTTAGAATTAAATAAACATTTAGATATGAATAAACAAACATTATCTAATGAATTACAGTTATATATGCAAAAAAACGATATTGAAATTTTGTTTTGATCTTAATTAAATAACTAAACAACAATAATATAAAGGTGCTATTTATTAGCATCTTTTTTTTTGTTTATACTTTACTATTAAACTATTATTTAATTGCTTTAAACAGTCTTTAAACAGCTTTAAAAGGTTATTTAAACGTTTGTTTATATACGTTAATTAGTTTTGTTTGTGTTAATCTTAGTTAATTAAAAGTATTGTATTTTAATTTTTTTGTCTTGATTTGTATACAAACAGACTAAAAAAAGAAAGTATTTCAGCCATTTATTACAGTTTAGGTTCAAACTAGAACCAACTTTCAACAGTTTTTCGCAAACTTTCGCAAACTTTAACCAGTTTTTGTTCTGACATAATGACAGTAATTGTTCTGTTACTTTTTGTAACTAATAGAGGAGGATTTACTTTCCGTCAATCTGAGACCTACCTGCTTTTAGCCAAACACACCCACATAACCAAAACCAAAGTTCAATTTTATAAATAGTATATTACAGATATTTTATAGGGCTATAATAGTAGCTAAAAAAATTTCAAAGTTCTATTTTATAATTAGTATGTTTTGTTCAAGATTATTAGGTGCGATATGAGCAGCAATGATCTCTATAGAGTTACAAACGAGAAGAAGATATTAGTTTACTTCTTAGAGTTTGTTAAGGTACTGTTTTTTTATTTAATAAACACATGGTTTTTGGAAATAATTTTATATTTAATATTTATATAGAAATAAGGTATTAAAAAATATGTTATTATTATATATTTGTAAAAAATTAATTATTAAAACATAATATAATGAGTACATACGATACTGACAATACCCTACTGTTTGAGATGTTGGGAAAAGGTGGTGGAACTGAAGTGTTCACAACTGCTGCACAGACAGCTAAAGATTTTTACTGTATATTCTTTCCAGTTGATTCGGTAATTGCTACTATAGCAGGAGATGCTACTAACATTACTGCTTTAAATGGTAAAACGATGAATGCAGGAACAACATTATTTCTTCGTACAACTGCCATAACTTTAACAAGTGGTATTGGTATAGGTTATAGTGAGCATGATGGTAATGCTAGTGCATAATGAAATTAGCATTAGGAATATCTTTACCAGCTAGTAATAAGGGAGGTCTTACACTTATTCAAAAACAAGTTAATAGCTTTGAGGATAGGGTTATTGCTGATCTAGGAGTATTTGAAGCTAAGACCTGTTTAGTAAATCAATTAAAAAATTTAAATAATATAGCATGAGTTTATTAGATGATGTAAGTATAGTAGTAACGCCTAATGCATATAAGGCAAGTAAACTATATGCAGTTTTACCAACTAATGTTGAGGGTAGTGAATTAGTAACTGATGGAGATTTTCCTACAGGTTCTTCTGCTTGGAATTTTGGTGCAGGATGGTCTATAGCAAATAATAAGGCTGTTGTAGATAATGCTTCAACTACTGCATTAACTCAAAGTGGACTTGCTGTAATAATTGGGAAAAAATACAATGTAAGTTTTGAAATTAGTGATTATGTTTCAGGAGGTTTTCAATTTCAATTTGGAGCTAGTCAAGTTTTAGGTTCTGTAGATGATGATGGTGTTTATAACTTCTCAGCTATTTCTACAGTTAATACTACTGTTCTTTATTTGTATGCAACTGGTGATTGTGAATTTAAAGTAGGCAATGTAACCTGTAAACAAGATACAGGTGCTGATATGAGTGTTACTAGAGCAACTGCTGCTACAAGAGTAGATGAGAATGGTTTAGTAAATTATGCTGAGGTATTAGGTAGTGAGTTAGTTACTTGTGGTGATTTTTCTTGTGCTAATCCTAATGCTGCTTGGACTGTTGGGTCAGGGTGGAATATAGCAAATGGCAAAGCTACAGCTTCTCCTGCTGCTGATTATTTATCACAAGCTAATGTATATGACCATACTACTGTCAAAACTTACAAAATAACCTATGATATAACTGTTGATAGTGGTACTTTTAAATTTTTAATATTGGGTAAGACAGGTTCTTCTTTTTTTGGCGATAAAACAACAAGTGGTACTTACACTGCTTATTTTACAACAACAGGTAGCTCAGGAGATGGTAGACTTTTCATTGCACATCAAGGAAATTTTGATGGTGATGTAAACAGTGTATCAGTAAAAGAATCAGACAAAAACAACGTACCTCGTATAGACTACACAGGAGGAGGTTGTCCACATATATTAGCAGAGCCACAGAGGACTAATATAGTTACTTATAGTGAAGATTTTAGTAATTCTTATTGGACAAAGAGTGGTGCTACTGTTACAAGTGGTTTTACTTCTCCAGATGGTAGTTCAAATGCTTTTAAATTAGTTGAAGATACTAGCAATAATCTTCATATTATAAATAGAATTATAACTGTTTCAAATGCAACTAATTACTCAACAAGTATTTTTGCTAAATTAGGAGAACGAACAAAGTTTGGTATAAGAGATGGTTTTTCTAACAAATGGATTACAATTAATTTAAGTAATGGTTCAGTAATTGATTCTAATGGATTGATTTCATCAAAAATAACACAACTAGAAAATGATTGGTATAAAATTTCTTTTACGTTTCAAACAGCAGATACATCATCAACAGTCAAAGCATACATACTAGGAGATTCATATACAAGTGGCTCTCCAGATGACGTATCTAATAGGTATCAAGGAAATGGTAGTAGTGGTCTTTACATCTATGGCGCACAATTAGAAGCAGGTGCTTACCCAACATCATACATACCAACATCAGGAAGTACAGTTACAAGAAACAAAGATGTCTTTACAAGAGATGGTATAGCAAGTTTGATTAATAGTACAGAGGGTGTTTTGTTTGTAGAGATGGCTGCTTTAGCTAATAGTGGTAACTTTAGATATATAAGTTTAATTAATGATGCAAATAATTTTATTCAAATATATTTCAAAGACAGTAATAATTTTATAGCTGCATTAGTAAAATCTAGTGGAGTTACATCGTTTTTT